GGCATTAGGCAAAGATTTGGCGGCTGCATGCGCGGGTGTCGACGATGTCGTAACCTATGCAGGCGGCATGAACGCCGAAGCCGTTGGTGATTGGTTCACCTCCCACGCGAACACCGGCTTGGAGCCGATATCGTTCGACGCTGCAACCTGGGATGCCAGTGTTGGTCCAGGGCCAACGTTGTCATGGGCGAATGACGTGCGGGAACTGGGTGTTCGTTTTCAAGTAACGAAGCTCATGGACTCACGCTTTGCCGCGAAACCAGGCCACACTCTGCGAGGTTGGAGATACGCGCTGTCGTATGAGGTGTGTTCTGGCGACCCCGACACAACTGTCGGCAACTCCTGCAACCATGCCAAAATCTGGCTTCAGGTCTTTAACGAGCTCAACGGCCGCCCGTCTATTTCAGATGGGCTGCCTGTGCCTTGTGGATTCCGCGCGCTCATTGCTGGTGACAATTCTGTGTTGATGGTCGACCCTGTGAACCTGCCACGCATCCAAGCCGTGGCCGAGCAGGTGTTTGATCGTGCCGGTTTCACTCTCAAACTTGAGACACCGCATCGAGGCCTTGATCACGGTCTGTTTTGCTCTGGGCGTTTCTACGAAATTGGGCCAGACAAGTGGATCTACGGACCGAAGATTGGGCGGGTTTTGGCGAAGACTTTCTACAGGATTCGCGGAGATCTTAGCGACAGGAAACGCAATCTTTCATGGATGCGTGCCGTCGCCCAATCGCTCCAGTTCACCACCTCATTCGTGCCGATTTTGAGATCAGTCGTCAGTGCAATTCTGAGAGACACCCACAACATCAAAGCGATGCGCCTGCCGAAGGACGACCAGCCGTGGATGATGCGACCGTCGAGAATCCATGAGCCTAGCAAGGAGACGTGGTCGCAACTCTGCAGAATCTATGACTGTGATGTTACAGATTTGTTCCGAGTCGAAGCGGCGATCACCATGCATGATTTCTCCCTGTCGGACTTGCTCCTCACTGACCCCATCATCGAGCGTATTGTCGAGTTAGATCTTAGTTAGACGTTTCAAAGCGCA